TCAGTGTAGTTGAACTGCGGACCATATGGCTCCGCCAGAGTCCCGGTGTCTACGCCATAACGCCGACCTCGATAGTCCGCCCACGGCGTAACCTGAAGCTTGTGCATGTGCCCGTGAACATACGAGACACCAGCCTTAAGGGTTGAGTTGTAGGCAGAGTGAACCCCGCCGGCTATGGGGCGGTGCCGGATGCAGAGCCAGTCGTCCTGCTCACGGTTCAGGTGGACCGCCCAGCCCGCTTCCCAGCGCGGCAGATAGTCCAGCAGAGTCATGCCGGTCATCTCCTCAAACTCGCCCACACGGCCTGAGAGGTAGTTCTCGAAGCGGGAATCGTGGTTACCGATCGTTCGCAGGAGCTTGGCTCCCTTGGCCGCACGTTCGATCTCAGCGCAGCGATCCTGCACGGTATGGATCTCGTCCTTCAACTCCGGCTGCTTTTCCCACATGATGCGGGCGTGCCGGGAGATTCGAGCGCCGTCCAAGATGTCGCCATTCAGAATGACCATCTTCGGACTAAGTTGCTTAGCTAACTTGCAAAAGGCTTCGTGAGCCTTGGTGACGATACCGGGCCAGTAGTGGGCATCCGATGCCACCATGAGAACGCCGTCATGCAGCGTCTCGTCGATCTGGTTTTTGTAGTTACGGGAACGCTTCTCGGCTAACTGGTTCAGGCTCTCGCCAACCTTCTTGCGCCAGCTAGTTCCCTTGCCGTTGTCTTTGGATTCCAGAACGATACCGTATCGAAGTTCAATCGTTCTTCGCCTCATCCGTGCGGCACGGATGTTCATCTGGAAGTATTCTGATACCGCTTTGGCTCCGCCTAGTTTTTTCCACGCTGTAATGAATTCCTCGTCAGTCGATAGCTGAGGCACGATTCACCTTTATTCCTAGTTTCTTGCGGCGAGCATTGGTCTTTTTATCGTCTCGGGAGGCCCGCCATTCTAGGTGCCCATCAACCAGACGATATTCTTCCTTGTGGACCAACGCGCAATCACAGCACTCCGAGTGCGTGTACCCACGGACCCTGTACCACTTGCCGTCTTCGATCTGGACGGGAACGTACTTGTCCTTCTTTTTCATGGGCTTGACTCTACCTGTTTGCGTACCGCTTTAGCAAGAGCTGTTCTTCTGGGCTGTATGAAGATTTCTCTTCTTCTTCCTGCATAATTCTCAACAGCTCACCGCCGTCCGTCTCGCGCATAACTTGGCGAGCCTTTTGCTCGCTTCCGTAACGCTTAATTAACGCTCTGAGAATTCGAGCGTTGTACTTGGTGTAGTCTTCTCCAGAGTCTGCTAAACCGCCTTGATTTTTTCGAATCACTCCGCCATGCGCTCTTTGATTTTGAGCCAAAAGGCGGAACAGTTCCTTGCGCTTTTCTAGCGGAGTCGCGTTAAAGGTTTGTGCATTTAACAAGAACTCTGGATTAAGACCGCCGCCCATTTCGGGGCTTCGGGTAGACGACATCAGATCCTGAAGACGCTTCCTTTGGTCAGGGGTCAGCTCCTCAAAAGAGTAACCTTGAGGGGCAGCGGCAGGGGCGGGCGGAGATTCTGCCGGGGCTTCTTGGCCTTCCTTAGAACTGCCGCCGTAGTACTTATCCATGATGTACTTCTCAACATCGGCCTCGGTCTGCCCAGGCTTTGTCTTGACGTTGTAAGGCTTGCCATCTGGGCCAACAAAACGGACAACGTTTTTCTCAGCCTTAGACTCTTCAGCCTTTGGCTCTTCCGCTGCCGGCTCCTTAGCCTCTTCAGCCTTCGGGCCTTTCTCGCGCTTCTCATACTTGTTGAAGATATTTTCTAAACGAGTATTAAAAGTGTCCGAGTGCCCCTTCAGTTCATCATCGTCCATCAAGCCTTGTTCATGCTTACGAAGCTTTGACTGATAGTCTTTAGCCGCCGCTTCGATGTCGCGATCCATCGAGAACAGTTGCTGCATGGTCAGCTTATCGAGGTCGATCGGTGTGACCTTGATGCCAAAGGTTTGCAACGCAGCCTGAGCAACAGACAGCTTGGGCTGAGTCATCGTCTCTGCGCCTGCCGCTGCCTTCTCAAACTTCTCCGTTGCCGGCATACCGGGGATACCCGGCAGATTGGGCAGCAAGGAAGTAATGAACCGGCTAGCCTTAATGGCAGCGTTGTTGGCGCGGACTTCGCCTTCGGTCGCTCCTACATTTAGCCCAGGCAAGTCCTGCCCAGTAAACGGATCGCGGCCTTCTTGGAAGATTGTGATGGCATCAAATATCGGGCCACCCGGCTGCAAGAACTGCGGCAAGAACTCAACTCGCCGGCCGGCGGCTTCGGTCGTAGCAAAGATGTCGCCACCCGGAATGAACCGCTGCACATCGAGGTACATTGATGGCGGGACTTCGCCCTTCTCGTCCGGCTTCGGCTCTTCAGACGGAAGCTTGATCATGGTCGGCGGCGCACCGGGTATACCAAACAAGGTTCCCTTCTGGCGCTCCGGCATCATGCGCCGCTCGGCCTCGATGTCACGGCCCGGAGATTCAGACTCGCCGTACTCATTGACTGCATATCCAAGCGCCGCCCACTTGGCATACTTCCACGGCCGCAGGGCAGCGGACTCCGCCAGCAGCGGAATAGCACGATAGCTGTACGCAATGAATGGATGCGTCGTGTTGCGCATACCTTGGATCAATGGCGCATTGATCTCGTAATCAATCAACCACTTCTTGGCTTCCTTAGCCGCATCCTCTGGCGACATACCAGCCTTGAGTCGATCAACGAAAATACCGAAGCGGAAGATACTGTCTTCGCCCTGATAAGCATCGATGATTTTTCCGCCGGTTTTTTGCCAGCCTGCATTTGCAATCTTTAGCGCAGAGTCAACAACGTTATCTGCGGGACGAGACTTCTCAATCGCATCAAGAACCTGCTTTCCTTCGCGACCAAGTTCTTGCGCCGAGAATCCGGCGTCGAATACACCAAGTTTTTGCGCCTGATTGTACAGATCGCTCTTTTCGCCCTTGCGAAGTTCGTTCGCAGCCGATGCCAACGATGACCAGTTTGACCCAGAAAGGTCATAGATCATTACGTTCGACACGACGTTGTTCATGTGAACGGCTGGGTTTAGCGCAGTCTTTCCGGTCTTCCATGCCGTGAGCGCATCGCGATAAGTTCTAAACAGCGGATTGCGATTCAGGCCGCGAGTAAACTCAAGTCCCTGCAAGTCCTTGGCAACCTCCGGCGAGACGTACTTGCCGGCTAAGTTGCCATAGCGAGTCACATTGGTCTTGGGGATTTTGTCAGTTGAGATCTGAACCCAGCCCTCGACCGGCTCGTCGCTAACGTATTGCTTCATCTTAGAGACATCGTCGTACATCTTGTATGTAGCAATGTCGTTGGTCATAAGCTGACCAGTGCGAGCGATCGCATACGCAGCGTCGTCGATCTCACCCTTGGCTCGTCGCTCTTCTGGCGTCAACTGCCGGCGAACCTTAATCTTGCCGCCCTTGGCATCGCCAAACTTTTCCCACCCGTCGGCTTCATACTTGGACAGATTCTTTGGCGAGATCTCGACGATAACGCCACGCGGCTTCAGACTGGAGCCGATGACTCGAAGATTATTCGCAGCCCTACTGATCAGCCCCTCAGGCTTCAGCTTGCTGGTGTACTCGCGACGAAGATATGTGGCGGCATTCTTCTCGAATGTTTCTGGGTTAAGCAGGCCAACGTCCACCATCTTCTGGCCGTACTTGGTGATTGTCTCTCGCGCCTTCTCGCTAAGGCCCGCCAAGTTCTCAACTGGTACAGCCTCGCCTTGCATCATGTAGTACATGGTGCGGCGCTCATCGTCCGACAGTTTGGCAACGTCACGAGTTAGATCCAAGAAGTCAGACGACATTTGATTCTTGAAGATCTTGGCGTTTTGCTTAACTTCCAAATAGTCAGCAGGCAGACCGTAGTTGTCTATGGTCATGCGAGAGAACCAGTTGGCAATGTTCTCATCGTTGCCGGCGGGGATCTTGCCGGCTATGTACTTAGTACCTTTTGCTCCACTGAAACCGGCAAGTGCGCCAAGCGCCATGGCCTTCATCTTGTCTTCGACCGTGGCGTCTTCTGGCAAATTCTCCAAAGCAAAGACGCTCGTTGCTGCACCAGTTGTTGCAGACAGAGGGCTTTGCTTCATGAACTCTAGCGCGGGCCGGCCAACGTAGTCCTGATAAATCTGAATTGGTTTAGCAGCGATGCCGCCACGGACTTGCTCGATTGGCAGAGGAGCCTGCGTAGACTTGATGACCTGCTCACGAGCGGTCTTCTCAGCCTGCCCCGCAGCCGTAGCTTCGAGTACATCAACGCCGGTCTTTTCCTGAAGTTCTTTTGCCGCCTGTCTAACCTGCTTTGTCTTGGAGCCAAACGGCAACGCCATACCAAGAACTAACTCGGTGCTTTCTGACGGGATGCCGACAGCCTCTTCAATTGGCTTACCGGCTACGGTCTCGATCGCGGCTTCTACGGGGGCAGTGGCAACGCCAAGCATGCCGAGGCCGATCTTGCCAACGCCTTTAGCCTTCTCAAGGATTTCAGGCTTCTGCAACTGCGCAACGCCTTCTTGAGCAAACTCGTAGCTCTCGCCTGCTGCACGCTGAACGGCTTCCGGATAAGTCGTGATTGGCTGCAACGCCTTCTCAACAATTGACGGAGCCGGGACATACGATCGCTCCTGCTTCGGCTTCTCAGCCGGCATAGCAGGAACTTGAGTAGCAAGGTTGGATACCGTCGTTACATCGACGGGCTTATCGCCGTAGTACTTGCTAAAGATGTACCGGTTGGCGTCCTGTTGCGTCTGGCCCTCTTTGGACGTAACGCGAAACTTCTTGCCATCCGGGCCACGAACTTCATAAACAGGCATGGATCGCCCTCGCGTTAAGGCATTTCTTCTTCGATGACTTCCTCGTCATCAGCAGGAGCGGGAGCAGAAGCAGAGGCCCCGCCGGCCAGCATCTCGGCATACGTCTTTCTGCTTGCAATGTTATATGCCCTAACGATGTCATTTTCTCTGGCGTTCCGGTACTGGCCTTTACGGAAAGCCATGTCGATATCACGCTGAGGAATTCCTTTGAGCAAACCTCTTGCTCGAAGAACTTCTTCGTCCTGTCTTAGCTGCGAAAGAGTTAACTGTTTTCCGTCGCTGCCACCCTTGCTCAGAATGTTAAAGAGAATCAAGCCCTCTTCTCGCTCGGCAGGATTCGTGCTCTTGGACATTTTTAGGGCGCGGGCCAACTGACCAAGGCGAGTATTGTCAGCCTCGGACCTGCCTTCAGTCAGTTGTTTCAACTGAGTTTGAGCAGCGGCTTTTGCATTTGCAGAAGCGGTGTCACTACTAATAATTGACTCAAGATCCAAAATCTTCTGAGCATCCGCAACCAAGGTTCTTCCTTTCTGCGGCTTACCAAAAGTCTTCATTGCCTCGAAGGCGCGATCCTCAAGAGACTGCGCTTCTTCAAATTCATACTTGCGCTTTAGATCTTGAAGCTTCTCTACCTGAGACTGACGAGCCTCAAGCAGCTTCTTTTCTTCTTCCTTACGCTTAGCGCCGTACTCGCCAACGTCTCGAAGAGCGGTAAAGAAATTACGCTTCTCGTAGAAGCGTGGATCTTTTGGATCAGTCGGGCGAGCCAAAGCGCCGGCTAGTTCTCGAAAGAAACCGGGCCGCTCCTGAACTGGCTTCTCTAAAAGTTTTTTGGTGGCAGCATCAATCGCGCCAATCATTTCGCCAAACTTACTTTCGCGCTGCTTGACCCGCTTGCGGTACTCCGTCTCGTAGTCAGTCGCCGCTTCTAAAGCGCCAGCCGGCTCTTGCTCAAAGTCGGACTCAAGCCCAGTCAGTTCGTTATCTTCATCCATGATTAACCCCCCTCACTCGGGGTGACGGTAATCGTTTCGCTCTTACCGCGAGCCGGATCGTACTGACCAGTTTCATCAGAAACTTTATCGCCACTACTTGAAGAGCCGCTAGGGAAATACTTCTTGATGAGATCAATGACTTCGCTTGCGCCACCGGCACCCTTAATAAATTTCTCAAAGGCCGACTCGCCACCCGGTTGCGGCGCAGTCTCAACAGTCTGAGAAATCTCCGTCTTCGGCAAATTAACGTTCTTGAGAATCTCTGACAAAAACTGGATCTGTTCTTTCGGATAACCTTCCTGACGCAAGAAGTCTTCGTAAGCCAACTTGAGGTTAGCCTGCTGCATGGCGCGCTCTTTCTCGCCAACGCCACCAACCGCCTCAGCTCCAGTCAGACCGTACTTCTGCGCCATGCCAGCGATGTCCGCTGCCGTACCAGCCAACCGAGCCTTTCGCTCAGCATCAGATTGGAAGATGTCCGCAGCCTGACCATAGCCAGCCTGAAGCGCCTTGGCTTGCTCAGCAAGAACGTTCTGCTGAACGTCGCGCAGCGCACGCGCACCAAACTCGCCCATACGGGTCGAGCCGGGGCCGACGCCAAACTGGCCAGCCTGAATAAACTCTTGACCAACTGCCGGAAGATACTTTTCCGTTAGCTGACGCACACCCTGCTCCGCGATCTGATTGACCACGTTCTGGGTGTAGGGGTTCATGTATGCGTTAACTGCCTCGGGAAAGCTTTGACCAGCTCCCGTTAAGGCTTCTCCGGCTTGCCCCAAGAACGGCTGATAAGCGCCAGCCGCCGATTTGGTCATCTCAAAGCCGGTCTTCTCCGTTGGCGTAAAGCCAGCAATGCGCGGCCCTGTGTACTGGGCATACGGAAGATTGGCTACGCCTTGAGCCTTGCCCAGCATTTCAGTGGTGTACTGGGTATACCACTCAGGCAACTGAACCTGAGATGTAGTGCTAGTGGTGCCAGGAGTCGGGGCTTTCCCGTCGAAAAGAAAATCTACAGCAGGCATTAGCTCAACCCTCCGCCCATGTACTTATCGGGCGACTTTGCGTCCGGACTAATCTGGCCACGCGAGAGGGCACGACCCTTGTGCTGTCGGATCTTAGCACGGAACTTATCCATGCGCCGAGCACCCTCCTTGGTCGAGCCGTCCCCCAAAAGGGCCAGCGTTTCTGCATCCATCACGTATTCCCCATCGCTCAGAAGAGCCGGGATCTTGTCATCGCGACCCGAGCCGGGACCGTCGAAATAGCGGGTCTCGCTGGAGCCGCCATCGGCATACCCGGTCAGTCCACCCTTGGCTTTAGGCTTGGGGTTCGGCACAAAATTCTTCATGGTGGTATCGGTGTAATACCCCTCTACCCCGTCTTTAATACCGGGGATCATCGCCATTCCGCCAATAACCAAATCCTCTTCTGGCGTTTTGGCAGGCGGTCCTTCCGGCTGCTGCGGTTTCTCCAACTGAACCGTGTCCTCGAAGAACTTAGCTTCAGGCCGAGTGCCGTAGGTGTAGTAGTCAATATCCGGACTCAGTTGCTTGCGTGCATAGGTGTACTTCGGCAACGCGCCGCCCATGCTTGGAACCGTCGGCTTGGTCACCGGAGTCGTTGGCGTTTTTGATCCGGCCGCACCAAAGGCTGCGAGAAGCTTCAGGAAGTTTTCAAGAGTGCCGTACTTATCAAGAAGCGCCTTGAGCGGATCTTCCTCTTCCTTCTTCTTTTCCTCAGGCTTTTTCTCTTCCGGAGGAGGCTCAGTTTTAGCAGGCGGCGGAGTCACGACTACAGGCGGAGTCTGAACCGGCTTGTCAGCCGGAGTTTCGACTTTAATTTCCGGCTTACCCTCAACAGTTGGCGCTTCTTCAAAGGCAGTATCAACCGGGCCGGTGACAACCACTGGCGGCGTTTGAACGGGCTTATCAGCGGGCGCTTCTACTTTAACTTCCTGCTTTCCACCGACTTCCGGAGCAGGGTCGAAGCCCTGATCAATTGGGCTAGTGATAACCGCAGGCGGGGTCTCGACAGGTTTATCAGCGGGCGCTTCGACCTTGATCTCTTGCTTGCCGCCAACTTCAGGGGCTGCTTCGAAACCTTGATCAATCGGGCTAGTAACAACAGGAGGTGTTTCAACTGGTTTTTCAGTAGGTGCTTCAACCTTAACTTCTTGTTTGCCCTCAACAGTTGGCGCTTCTTCAAAGGCAGTATCAACTGGGCTAGTAACAACAGGCGGAGTCTCCACGGGCTTATCAGCCGGGGCTTCAACCTTAACCTCTTGCTTACCGCCAACTTCTGGGGCGGCTTCAAAAGCTGTATCTATCGGGCCGGTAACAACAGGCGGAGCTTCGATCGGCTTTTCCGCTTTGGTCGTAACCTTGACTTCTGGTTCGTCAGTTGGCGTCGTTGCTTGAGCAGCACCCAAAGCTCCGACTGTCGTTGCCATTTGCGCAGCCGCTGAAGCCGGAGAGAACGTGACAGTAAACTGATCAAGCCCTTGACTGACCTTGCTGGCAACATCTGCCGCAACGGAAGGATCAACTGCGGTTACATCGCCGCCGGGAATGTTCTTAACTGCTTCTGTAACGCCAGTCTTTTGCAAGCCTTCGGCAATAGTTTTGATTGCCTTGTCGCTAACGTAGGTAAACCCAGCAGCAAGCGCAGCAGACTTCAAGATGTCTTCAAGGTCGCCGCCCTTTGCTCCAGTCACGCCACCAGAGATGATCGCGTTACCAATCATCTTGGCTTGCAAACTGCTAAGCGTGTTAGCTCCAAGAGCCTCGCCAACTTTAATGCCAAGAGTTTCTGGCAACTGAACAATTGCCTTACCAAGTGCGCTCGACCCAGCAAGCGCGGTAGCTCCTGCGAAAGCAAGACCACCATAAACAGCGGCTTTAATTAGCTTGTCAAAAGCGTTCGGCTCTTTAACAAGTTGTTGCGGTTCAAAGGCTCGCTGAACATCTGGATAACCAATGATGTCGCCAAGCGGACCCTGAGCAATGCCTTCTCTTGGAATGCTGGCAACCTGAAGAGATTGATCCAACGCCTTATCCGGCGTGAACTTAACAGCCCTCTCATCTTGCTCGCCCATCAAATCCTTAGGCATAGCAGCAAAGAACGACTTCATCTCATCGTTACTAAACGGGCCGCGCAGCGTCTTAAGCTCCGTAGGATCAATCAACAGATTCTGAACGCCATTGTCCTTGGCGTATTTGAATGCCTGATCAAATTGACCAGCCTTCAGCAAATCAGACAGCACTTCACGCTGCGGCTTGGTTTGCGCAGCGGCCTTTTCCTTAGCCGCCAATTGCTCAGGAGACTTGCCCTGCATACGCAAGAATGCGGCTTCAAGGCCGGGCGGGATGTATGGCGGCGCAACGGCGCTAGTGCTTTGAGGAGTCGATAGCGGTGATGGGCCAACCGGAGTCTCATCCGGAAGCGGACGATTAGCAGGCACTGGCTCATCAGCAAAGTCCAACGGCGAAGGGCCAACAGGCTCCTCACCGGGCAAACCACGATCTATCGGCGCTGCCGATTCGAACGAAGCAGGGTCTACTGACGGACCAAATAAAGTCTCGTCAATGTCAGGAACCGTGCCATACGTGTAGTAGTTAGCCATAGATCACCTAGTTCAAAACCTGATAGAACCGAAGCGCCCACTCGCGCCAGTCGTCAAACTGATACGGCGACGGAGGGTTCAACTGTGAAATGCCGTTGATGCTGATCAGACCCGCTGCCCAGTTCTGCCACTCATCCGCGCTATACAACTGCGGAATGACAGCATACTCATCCAGATCCAAGCAGAGCGTATCCGCCCAGCCCTGCAAGTCGATGCCACGCGGGTCTACGATTCGGTGTGTTCTCATGGATTTTCACCCAAGACCGTTCCCGTAGCCGCTTCGATGTGCGCAATGATCTGGCCCATCTGGTAGTTACCGCCAAGCGTGTTGCTCTCAAAGCGAAACCGTAGTTCGCGGCGAATCTCGCGGAAGTACACCAACTGCTGTTGCTTCTCGGTTGGCACCGCGTAAATGGTTTGCGGATCGCTAGTTACTTCACCGGCTTTGGCGTTAGCTCGACCCGTGATCTGCACAGTCATGTTCCCAGACTGAACAAAGTCCGGCTCCAAGAACTCAACGCGCATGGCCATATTCTGCGGCTGATCAGAAGCAATCAGCGACATGTCTGCCGTCTCGAAGTACGAGGGAATCGGGCGAATCTGCGAGCCGTTAATCTCGTCGGTGCCGAATTCGTGCTGCCACACCACGTAGCCTTTGGGGTCATTGATGATACGCGGATCGTCGTCTTCCGTAATGCGCAAGTCACCATCTTCGGTAATTCGGTACTGCGTCGTCTCGGTGTCGATCACGCCAATCATCAACGGCGAGCTAAAGACCTGAGCGTATTGACCAGCAGAGCGACCACTAGCCGGAAGAACCGTGTCGTACCACGTATTCTCGCGTACGTTGTAAATCACAGCATGGGTGCATTCAGTTGCGCTGCCACGGGGGTAACACCACCAGATCTCGCCCCAACGCGGAACCTTGACGGCAAACACTTTCTGGCGCTGCGCAAAGTTCAAGTTGTCGTAGAACCAGTTCAGGTTCAGGCTGTTCGGTACTTCGCGTACAACACCGTTGAACATCAAGAATCGGTCAACGCCGCACCAGTAATAGATGCCGTCGTACTCAATGACGCTCTGGCTCGAAAGGATGCTCGACTGCGAGGTGATCGTGTCGAACTGGAATACAGCGGAACTGCCGACATACGTGGCCCGGATTACCGAGTCCAACGACCAGAAGAGGCCGGACGGCGCGTTACCGGCGCCGGATCGAAGCGGCAGACCTTTGACAATCTTTTGGCTGGTAACACGAGCAGCACCAGCGTCACCATTAGTCCAGTCATCCGTATAGCCAGCGCGGCTCCACTGAATGAAACCATCTGATCCGTAGGCAAAAACATACGGAGCCAGAGCAACGATGCCGCCTGAAACCGTGATGCCCGCTACAGGAGTCAGCGTGCTAGTGCCATTGTCGTAGCCCGCGTAAAGCTGCCCGTTAGCGTCAGAAGAAATGTCTTCTAGGTTCGGCGCATAGTGCGCCAAGATTTCGTTCTGAGCGTTGGTCGTGTTGTACGCAATGTCAAACTGCCAAAGAGCATTTAAATTCGAGACATAGCTCGGGTCAGTTCGATTCGTGACGATACTGCTATTGCCGTTCTGCTCTAAGCGAAAACGGAAAACACCATCCGATGTGCCGACATGGACGTAGGTATACGCATTGTGGTTGTGGGTATGCATACCGCGAGCGATACCATCCAACTGATCTTGCAGCGCACGATAGCCGCCGATCTTTCTCGGCAGCCCACGCTGGAACCGGACCCACTGGCCGTCAACGTAATAATTTCCCTCGAACTTGGTACCGTCGCGCTTGATACCGGGTTCAGAGCGAACAATGACCGGTTGCAACGGCATCAGTAAGTACCGCCCTCAATCGGGTCAAGCCCGAGAGCAATCTGCGCAGCCGAAGTAGTAGCAGCCGTAAAGACCGCATTACCAATCGTGGTTGCACCTAAATTGCTTCGAGCGCCAGAAGCGGTAGTGGCTCCAGTGCCGCCCTGCGAAACCGCAACTGGAATACCAATCGTTGCCGTGTCGGCATCCACCACATCGGTGCCGTCGCAGTACAAGATCGCTCTTGCTGCGCTAGCAACAGTCACGCCCGGACTCGGCTGAGATGCGGTTCGGATGCCAAGCGTAAACGAACCAGATGTCTGGTTGCTAACCCAGTACTGCTGAGTGGTGGTTGGAACAATGATGTCCCGGTTACCCGTCAGCGTGCCGGTAAAGATGTAGGCCGTCTTGTTTAGCTCGGCAATCGACAGAGTGTAATTACCGCTACCGGAGACATCAATCGACAGAACCGTAAAGGCGTATACCGCTGCTTGGCCGAAGCCGATGGTCCAAAACTGAGTGCCATCCGTGACTACAATGCAGCTATCGCCCGGAGCCAGAATAAGCGTGGCCCCGCCGTTAATCAGCTCAGAGCTGTTGGGATCAATCGTCAGATCGCCCGTACCGCTATTGCGAACATTGACGAACCAGTCTGCTCCCACAGTCGGGGCCGAAGTAAGAGAAAGCGTCCCTGCTCCACCGCTCCATACGAGCACCTTTGCTCGATCACTACTACCGGTGGTGTAGTTAGTACTAAACGTGCCGACCGGCATCGACTGGTTGAGGGTCGTTGCAATCGCCTTGATACCAAGCCCAGCCAGCGCAGCCGCATTCGTAGCGGAAGCCGAAGCTCCATACTGGAACGAACGCCAAGTGCCCGCTACTGTGCTGTTGTCGGTCAGGTAAATCTGAAACGTCGTGCCCGACTGCGGCGCGCAAATCAATGTTCCAGTGCTGGTCTTAACGGAGAAGGTATTAGCCCCCACGTTATTGAACAGCACCGTCTGGCCAGTACCGGCTTGAGTTGCATCCGGCATCGTGATGACAAGGCTGCTAGTCGTCGCATTGATGTCCATGATGGACGCGACGACGTTCGTAGTCGGAGCCGCCTCAAGCGGCCAGTCCAGCACCTGATCAATCGTTAGCGAGACATAGCGATACGAGACATCACTTGGATAGATCGTCGTGCCGCCGAAAGTATTGGTGTATGTAGTCACGTATTAAGCCTCCCGGCGATTCGTCGAGCGGTCCACGATCTTCTGTAGATCTTCGCCATTAAGCGCCGCCAGCGACCGGTCATAGTAGGACTGCCACAACTGCACGCGCTGGTCATCCTTAATGAAAGGCGTAGCCTCCACCAGCGATCCGTACAGCAGCAGATTCGGAGCAAACTCCGTCAGCCAGTTGGTCTGGTTTGTGTCGTCCAGCAACGGCGGCAGTTCGTAATAAAGCACTTCGAGCGGATAGTTGGCATCCGGCGTCGGCGCAAAGATCCAGTGCTTGTAGTCGTAGTCCGCGTAGAACTGCGGGCCACCAGTCTGCGTCTCGTTCGGCCAGTAGGAGCGGATGTACTCGTAGGCGCGGGGGAACACCGGGGTGTGGGTATTGTTCCCAGTACCGGTGCCGTAGTTGATGCTGATGGTGTCGCGCCAGCGATCCGGCTTCGGGTAGACCGCTACCCCGGCTTGCATGACGCTATTGACCACCGTTTGGAAGCCTTGGATCTTCAGCTCACGGGCGATCCGCCGCTCGGCCAGCGTAATTAGCCGGGGAATCTGCTCGTAAACGATAGGGTCGGTCGCACCACCACGTTCAAGGTAGTTGCGGATGTCCGACTGCAAACTGGTAAATGTCATCGACGCAGGCATAAACCTCTCCTAAGTCCCGCGTCTTACCAGTCGGGCAAGACTATTTGGGCGCAATTAT